GTAAAAAAAGTTGATGTTTCTGCTTTAAGCAAAGACAGCAGAGGAAGATCTTGCAGTTCTGTATCTATATCAAGAATATATTGGGCCTGTAGAGGCATGGGCGTTGACATTGAGTTTGACGCTAGTACCAATGTATTAGCGATACCATTACCTGCGGATAGCACAGGTGACGAATACTATGATTTATTTACTGGTATTCCAAACAATGCAGGATCCGGGGTAACGGGTGATATAGACTTCACTACTGTTGCACACAGTAACGGCGATGCTTATTCGATTATCTTGGTTTTAACTAAGAACTACTCGTAAATATTAGGGCGGTCTAGCGGCCGCCTTTTTTAATATGGCAGTAAAGAGAAAAAAAGATCCAAGATTAGCAAGAGCTGGAGTTAGCGGTTTTAATAAACCAAAAAGAACTCCAAATCATCCGACCAAGTCGCATGTTGTAGTTGCTAAATTAGGTGACAAAATAAAAACGATTAGGTTTGGACAGCAAGGAGCAAAAACAGCTGGCAAACCAAAGGCAGGCGAGTCCCGCAAAACAAAAATGAAAAGAAAATCATTTAAAGCTAGACACGCTAAAAATATTAAAAAAGGAAAAATGTCGGCAGCATATTGGGCCGACAAGGTGAAATGGTAATATGGCAAAAAAGAAATTAAATAAAGTTATTAAGGGTTTGAAAAAGGCTAGTAAAACCCATGCAGGTCAAGCTAAAATGCTTGAGTCTATTAAAATGAAAAAAGGTGGTGGTGCTAAATCCAAAACACCAGCAAACGTAGCTAATCCATCTATTTATGCAAGAGCTAAAGCTAAAGCAAAGGCAAAGTTTGACGTATATCCGTCGGCTTATGCAAATGCTTATATGGTTTCAGAATACAAAAAAATGGGCGGTAAATATAAAGGCGCAAAGAAAAAAGCTGCTGGCGGTGAAATGAGTTTAAAACCAATACCAGCTGAAAATAAGGGTTTACCAAAACTACCTAAAAAAGTAAGAAACAAAATGGGTTTCATGCAAGCCGGTGGTGCTGTAAAAATGATCCAAGGCAGAGGTTGTGGAGCTATGATGCAAAGCAAACGTAAAAAGACTAGAGTTCCTAGAAGCTGAAATGAGTTTAACCAAGTGGTTTAAAGAAGATTGGGTAGACATCGGAGCACCAAAAAAAGGTGGTGGCTTTAAAAAATGTGGCAGATCTAAACAAAAAGCAGATGCCAAAAGAAAATATCCAAAATGTGTTCCAGCTGCAAAAGCGGCAAGAATGAGCAAAAAACAAATTAAATCAGCGGTAAGAAGAAAACGATCTAAAAAACAAGGAGTTGGCGGTAAACCAACCAACGTCAAAACTTTCGCTGCAAAAGGTGGTATGATAAAATCAAAACCTAATATGGGTTTATATGGCAGGAGCTAAATTATGAAAAAATCTAAATATATGGCTGGCGGCGGCGGTATGAAAAAATCTAAATACATGGCTGGTGGCGGAGGTATGAAAAATACTAAAGGCATGGCCAAAGGAGGAGCGGCATTAAGAAGCGAAATGCAGGCTAATCCTGGTATTAGTAATATGCCTAAATCAGTAATGTCTGCGCTTATGGGTGTTGGAACTAGAGCTCAAGGTCAAGCAAATGTATTGAAAGGTACAAAAGGCATGGCTAAAGGTGGCGCTATGAAAGGCACAAAATACAAAGCAGGCGGAGGCGCTATGAAAGGCACAAAATATAGAGCTAAAGGCGGAAAGGTTTAAAACCTTTTATATTAAATAAAGTGGCGTATTTAATATCAAACATACCTCAGTTTAAATGCTGGGTTAGAAAAGAATTTACTGCAAACCATCAAAACTATCATGGTGAGTATTTGCATGCTTTAGCTTTTGCTGTCAATACCATTCCCGATAGATCCTTGTCATTTCAAGTAGTTTTCACAGGATGTGAAACTGACTTTGATGGCTACCCAGATGAAAATGTGCATGGTGGCGCTATGTGGGCGCGTATGCCAATACAAGCTCTTATAGCGGACGTCCCGTTGCAAGATTGGCCACAACCCATGCCGGATCATTTAGCTCAACCATGGGACTGTCTTAGTCATCATCATAGCGTTGTAGTTTTAGATCGTGTTAGTTCTAGTCCTTGGTACTGTAAGATTGATGGGGAGTTTTACCTGGGTAAATACATGTTTACAGTAGATTACACTGAACATTCTATTGCAGATGATCCAGCACAACACAAACAATCTCATGTGCTATACTTGACAGACGCTGGTCCTTATACTGGTAATTTTGTTGCACTACCAAATAACCGAGTTAGAGCAACGAATCCAGCGCTGTGGCGAACAGGAGAGGGTGCTCCAGATTTTGCACCTTCTCAATGGGTTCACTCAGCAGAGCAGCACGAGAGTTATACAGATCCGATAATTACATTTGACAATTTGTACGCTCCACAAGAAGATAGTGATGAGGAATAGTTATGGCAACATCTGGAAGTAAAGATTTTGAACTCGACGTAGCTAGTTATGTCGAGGAGGCTTTTGAGCGATGCGGAATAGAGTTACGCACTGGTTATGATCTTAAAAGCTCTACAAGAAGTCTTAACTTAATGCTTGCAGAGTGGGCAAACAGAGGCTTAAACCAATGGTCTATTAAAGAAAAAACAGTAGACATGGTTAAAGATACTAAAACCTACAACATAGACAGCACTAATGCTACGGCACCTATTGATGTGTTAGACGTATTTATAAGAGAAACTGTAGGACAAGATACTACTGATATACCCATGACTAGGTTAAGCAGAGCTGAGTACGCACATATTACAACAAAATCTACTACAGGCAAACCCAACCAATTTTTTATTAATAAACAATTAACACCGACTATTTCGGTTTGGCCAGCGCCAGACAAGTCAAGCACCTACACAATACACATGAACGTCCTAACAAGAATGGACGACGCAGACGCAGGAGCGAACACGCTTGACCTACCATTTAGGTTTTATCCTTGTTTGGCAGCTGGTCTTGCATATTACTTATCATTAAAAAGAGCACCAGAGAGAACACAAATGTTAAAAGCATTGTACGAAGAAGAGTTTGCAAGAGCTTTAGCACAGGACGAAGATCGTGCATCTTTTAGAGTATCACCAAGTTTAAGGAGTTATAACAACGCATAATGGCTTTTGCATCTGGTAAATTTTCTTACGGCATCTGTGATATAACAGGGTTTCGCTATAAATTAAAAGACATGCGTAAAACTTGGGATGGTTTATTGGTTGGTCCAGATCAGTGGGATCCTAAACATCCACAGCTCATGCCAAAACCATCTACCCAAGATCCGCAAGCCGTTAAAGATCCTAGACCAGACACCAGTGATGACAATGCAAAATTCTTGGTTTATACCAATGTGGGCGATGGTAAATTAGGCTCTGTATTAGATACTTTTTCTATTACAGCAGGCGTAGGTGAGGTTACAATAACGACATGAGTTTTACACTAGGCACATTAAAAACAGCAATACAAGATTACTTAGAGGTATCTGAGTCAACCTTTACAACACAGCTGCCTACTTTTATAAAAGAGGCAGAGGATCGTATTTTTTCTTTTGTGCAATTACCAGAGCAACGTAAAAATGTCCAGGGCACAGTAACCACTGGCAATAGGTTTCTAGCTACACCAACAGATTTTTATTCACCTATGAGTTTGGCTATTATTAGCTCTGACACATACGATTACTTAGATTTTAAACATCCATCATTTATTAAAGAGTATTCTTCTGGAACGACAAGAGCGACTCCAAAATATTATTCTTTGTTTGATGACACAGCTTTTGAGGTTTCACCCATCCCAGATGCGAATTACACAGTGGAGCTTCATTATTTACACAAACCAGTATCTCTTACCAATGGTAGTGACAGCGGTACAACTTTTTTATCTACAGATTATCCGGACGCTTTGCTGTACGGATCTTTAGTAGAAGGAGCTATCTTCCTTAAAGAACCTACAGACGTCGTTACTCAGTTAGAGGCACGATTTAAGGAGGCGGTAGCTAGAATGAAAAATATCTCAGAAGGTCGTGGCACACGCGACGAATATCGGTATGACTCAGTACGCTCCAATGTGAGCTAATGAGTCGCATAGAGCATTTAGAAAGTAAGACAGTTGCAATAATAGGCTTGGGTGTATCACAAGTTGATTTTGCGATTGGTTTAGAAAACAGTAGAGAATGGGACGAAGTTTGGTGTATCAACTCAGCAGGCTTGGTTTATCCAGCAGATAGAATATTTGCACTAGATCCAGCAAGTAGATTTTTTGACAGCAACGATGCTGGCAAACAAACCAATGCAATGAAAAAACTTATGGCCACTTCGGATGTGCCTATCTATACTTGTGAGTTAGATCCGCGTATAAAAAACGCAGTGCGTTATCCAGTAGAAGATGTATGCAATGAAACTAAATGTGCCTATATGAACACAACTGTAGCTTTTGCTATTGCTTATGCTTTATACAATAAGGTTGGTCGTATAGACTTATTTGGCATTGATTTTTCTTATAAAGAGAATATGCACTTTGCAGAGGCAGGTAGAGCATGTGTAGAGTTTTGGATTAGCAAATGTATGAGCGCTGATATATTAGTTGGTATTAGTGGCAGATCGACAGTGTTAGACTCTAATGTACCAGCCACAGAAAAACTTTATGGTTTTCATAGATTGGACAAACCATTAGTAGCTGTGCCGCATGAAGGCAGATTTATCATTGGACCTTATGATCAAATTAATACGCAATTAGAAGAATATGGTCTAAAAATTAATGAGGATGTAGTCCCGCCAGAACCATATAAAGGATAAACATGAGTGTAGAAAGTGATTTTGTACTAGGTAAAGTAGAGGTTCACTCTACAAAAAATAAGGGACACGACGCAGAATTTTGGGCAGCACAGGCTACCAAGAAAATTTGCGACATTTCTGACAATGCTCCAGCACATGTCAAACAGCAGGCTTTGGCTTTTCAAAACCAAGTTTATACTGTAATCTTATATACTATAAAAAATGCGATTAAGTCACAGAACAC